TTACGTCGATCTTCGAGTCTTTGATATATTTCTTGCGCATTCAACATTGTGCAAATTTGCACCAAAACGCGAATACGCACAAGCAGCTTAGCGCGAAACAGTCTGATTCCAAATTAGTGCAAATTTCCATTTCCATAATTATGTAAATTTCCATTGACAGGAAAATGCAAATTTGCATAAAGTAAGCCATGGAACAAAGACACCTCATAAAACTAGCTGAAACTTTAGCTAATCATTCGTCCAGATCTGAGGCGACAATTTCAACTTGGTGCGTTGGACATGCGCGCCTATTCAAACGATTGCGTGACGGGCACGGCTGCACGCTGAAAACAGCCCAAAAAGCTTTTGATCACCTATCAAGAGTTTGGCCCGCCGACCTCGAATGGCCATCAGACATCCCCCGCCCAAAAACATCCAAAGAAGAGGCTGCGTGATGTATTTTGCACGGTCCTCACTCCCCAAAATTAGCCTCCGCACAACTTGGACAAAACTCAAAGCGCTCAATGCCCGCATTGAAAACAGCTTTGTCGGCGACCTGATTGGATGCCTGCTTTTGTTTGGACTTATGGGTGCCGTAACTTGGCTTTTCCCCCTGATTTACGAGGTGTTTAAATGACCCTTCAATACAGAAAATTTTCGCATCGCTACACGGTGAAACAAATTCTCGGTGGCTATGTTGTCGTTGATCCTGACGGTGGCCATGCCAGCCGGTTGATCCGGTTTCGCGCTGAGGCAGACCAGTTGCGCAACAAGCAGCAACGTGAGGCCGATAAAGCAGCCAAACGCGGCCCGCGCCCCTGCATGGCATGCTCTGAGGTTTTTGAATCGGAAGGCATCCACAATCGCCTTTGCCCGAACTGTCGCGGCCAACGCGACTATCTGGGCGATTTCGCAACCCCGCATGCAACCCGCAGCGCACGGAGGGTTTAAACATGAGCAAAGCAACCCTAATGCAAATGGACCGCGTTGTGATCGCCGACGTCAAAACCAACAACCGCTTGCGCCCTATTGTTGAGGCGGGCGTGGACAGCCTGATCGCGTCCATCAACGAGACCGGCGTGATGAAAGACGCCATTCATGTGCGCAAAAAGCACGATGGCACGCTGCATTTGATCGCAGGCGGCCACCGCATTGAAGCTGCAAAGCGTCTGGGCTGGGATGATATTGAGGCCAAGGTCTGGACCAATGTGACCGACGATTGGGCGTTGTTGATGGAAATCGACGACAACTTGGCGGGCGCAGAAATGAACGCGCTGGACACGGCTGTGTTTTTGGCTACGCGCAAGGCGGTCTATGAGCGGCTGCATCCTGAGACGAAGGCTGGTGTCGCTGGCGCATCTGCACGCTGGGATGCAACGGACATCGTGTCCTTTGCATCATCAACTGCGGACAAATTCGGTGTTTCAGAACGCCATGTGCGCCGAATGATCGTTGCAGGCTCCAAACTCAACCCCGACGAAATCACCCAACTGCGCGCAGCGCCCAAGCAAGTGACGCTCAAAGACCTGACCGAGATTTCCAAGATCGGCGAGACCACAGAGCGCGGCGATGTTGTCACGCGGCTGGCCGCTGGCACCGCAAAATCCGCCACGGATGCGCGCAAACAAATCAACGCAAAGCCCGGCGATGCGCTGATCAGCGATGCGGACAAAAAGCTGCGCGCCTTGCAAGACGCCTTTGCCCGCGCGCCTCTGGCTGCCCGCCGCGCCTTTGTAGCGTATAACGCAGATGTGCTGCGCGATCTGCTGGACGCGCTTGGTGATGAAGCCGCGCCCGCCGCCGAAGTCGTGCCCTTTATGAGAGCGGGGAAACCCGCATGAGCCGCGTTGAGCCATCCAAAATTTGGTGGTCTGCAGACGAGTTGGCAGCCTCCAAACTGCCGACCTTGCCCGGCACGCGCCAAGGCATCAATTTGCTGGCCGCCGCGTGGCGGGAACAGCCGGGATGCGCGCAACGCAAAGCTGGACGCGGTGGCGGCTGGCAATATCACTGGTCGGTCTTGCCGCTTGAAGCTCGCAAGGCGCTTTTGGCGCGCACTGAGGTCGCACCAGATGCCAAACCAGAACGCGGTGCCGCATGGGCGGCCTTTGATGGCTTGCCCCAGAAAACCAAAGACGAGGCTGCGCGTCGTTTAAATATCATTCAACAGGTCGAAGAACTTGTCTCCATCGGCACAACACAGGTCGCCGCCGTTGATGCTGTTGCAACGCATACGGCTAAGGCCTCGCCGCGCTCGATCTACAATTGGTTCAAAATGATTGAAGGCGTCTCAGATGAAGACCGTCTGGCCTATCTGGCCCCGCGTCATCGGTTGGTTCAACGCAAGGCGGCAGCAAGCACTGAAACCCGCCCCTTCATGGAGTTTTTAACCAGTCTTTATCTACGCTTAGAGGCCCCAACGTTTAAAGATTGCTACCGTGATGCCCTGCGTGTGGCCAAATCCAAAGGCTGGACCACGGTCCATGAACGCACAGCGATCCGCAGAATTGAAAAAGACGTGCCTCGCGTCACGCGAGTGTTTGCCCGCGAGGGCCTGACAGGGCTGATGCGGTGTTTTCCAGCGCAAATTCGGGACCGTAGCAGCATGCATGCACTGGAAGCGGTCAACGCCGATTGCCACAAGATCGACGTCTTTGTGGAATGGCCGGATGGGACGATCAACCGCCCGCAAATCATCGCATTCCAAGACCTCTATTCAAACAAAATGCTGGCTTGGCAGGTTGATCACGACCCTAACAAAGTCATGGTCATGAAAGCATTTGGCGAAATGATCGAAAATTGGGGCATACCAAAGCGCTGCCTTTTCGATAACGGGCGCGAGTTTGCAAATAAGTGGCTCACTGGCGGTGCAGAACATCGCTTTCGTGGCAAAATACGCGAAGACGATCCGCTAGGTGTTCTGCCTCTGCTCGGCATAAAAGTCACCTTTGCCACGCCCGCCCACGGGCAAGCCAAACCGATTGAGCGCGGGTTTCGCGACTTTGCCAGCAGCATCGCCAAAGATGTCCGCTTTGCCGGAGCTTATGTTGGTAACAAGCCGACAGCCAAGCCCGAAAACTATGGCAGCCGCGCCATCCCAGCTGAAAAGTTCATGCAGGTTTTGGCCGAGCGCATCTCAGAACACAATGCCCGTGAAGGTCGGTTGAGCGACACAGCTTTAGGGCGGTCATTTGATGACACGTTTGCCGAGAGCTATGCCCGCGCCCCCATTCAAAAGGCAACCGAAGAACAGCGCCGCCTTTGGTTGATGTACCAACACAACGCCAAGCTCAATAAAGCAAATGGCGAGCTAAAATTCCAAGGCAATCACTACCACAACGACTGGATGTCAGAGCACCCAAGCCGACAGATCGTCGCGCGTTTTGATGCGGATGATCTGCACAGCGGCGTCTATATTTACAGCCCAGAAGGTGAATACTTAGGCTTCGCTGAATGCCGTCAAAAGGACGGATTTTTCAGCATGGAAGCATCTCAAAGAACAGGGAGGCGCAAGTCGCGGATCAAGAAGGCCGAAAAAGCTTTGGCTAAAGCGCATGCGCCGATTTCAACAAGTGATCTGGCCGATGCACTGGACCAAGCCGCCCCGACACCGATGGAGGCCGTGAGCGCTAAGGTCGTGAGTGGGATGTTTGGCAAGAAAGCAAGCACCCTGCAGCGTCCACCTCGCAACATCGATGTGACTGCAAACCCTGCTGTTGAAGCGGCTCGCAACGTCATGATTTTAAACACACACAAACGCACCGCCCCGAAAGATGCCCCAATCGGCTCGACGCCCGGCGACCGCTTTCGGCGCGCGCAAGAGATTTTGGAACGCTCTGAGGCAGGCAAACCCATCGGCGAAGAGGAGGCAAAATGGGTCAACGGATACAGGGAAAGCTCAGAATACAAAGGCCAGTTGGTGATGTTCAAAACCCATGGCACCAGCGGCATCAGGTAGCCGCACCGAGACAGCGATATGGGACGACGACATGAGACAGCGATTTAAGACCACAAGGAACATAACATGACACATGCATTGACCACCGGAAACAGCATCAAGCCCCTGCGCAACGTCGCGGCCTTGACCTTGTTGGCCACCGAGCTGATTGACCGCACTTTTGGTTTGCCGGGCTTGGGTGTGTTTCACGGGCCATCGGGCTTGGGCAAAAGCTTTGCCAGCGCCTCGGTTTGCGCCAGCATGGACGCCATCCATATCTCAATCGAGGCCGACTGGACCGCCAGCATGCTGTATTTCGCAATCTTGGCCGAGCTGGGCATTCAAGCCAAAGGCACCGTCGCCGAGAAATCCTATCAATGCAAACAAGAGCTGATGCGCGCCAATCGCCTGCTGATCTTGGATGAGGCTGATTACCTGATCAAAAAACGCGCCTCGCCAATGATTGAACGGGTGCGTGACATTCATGACAAAGCAGGCATCCCAATCATCTTGGTCGGCATGGAAGAGCTGCCGCAAAAGCTGCGCCAATGGGAACAGGTCGACAACCGCATTTACCGCTGGGTCGGTGCTGAGCGCGCTGACATGCAAGACGCCCAGATGCTGGCCGATCACTATGCCCCCGGCGTCCAGATCAGCGCAGATTTGCTCGATCACATTCGCACCCGCAACGACGGTGTCGTGCGCAAAATGGCGATGGATTTCGCCTATGTCGCACAGCAAAGCCAGCTGATGAGCCTTGCCACCATGTCACTCGATCAATGGGGCGGCGCGCCGTTTTTACGCAATGAAGCACCACGGTCTCGGAGGGTCGCATAACCATGTCACAGCCAAATTTCACACCCAAAGACGACATCGAAAAAGCGATGTGGGACTACATTGTCTCAAAGACGTCCGTGACACACGCAGACATCAAAGGCGCGGTCGATGTGACGGATTACAGGCGCACGAACTTTGTCGCGAAACTCAAACGCCTCAAGGTTCTGCACAAATGCGGCAAGCAGGGCATTCATGATCTTTTTACAGTGCATGACACTGAGGCCCTGCGCAAAAACGACACCGAAAAGCGCCAATCCCCACAGGGCGGTATGTGGGCCAGCATGCGTGTCCTTAGAGATTTCACCCCCATTGAGGTTCACCGAGCCATCCTGCAGCGCCATCCAGACATCACAGAGAAGGTCGTGACGCTTTACTGCCAGAAACTGTTGAAAGCAGAATACTTGCGAGTGGTTCAAACAGCCAAAATCGGCGTGAGACCAGCCCGCTACAAGCTGATCAATGACACCGGTCCACTGCCGCCTCAGGTGAAGCACAAACAAGTCATCATTGACGGCAACAACGGCACGGTTGCGCATGTCGACGGGGCGCAACTATGAGCACGCGCTTTAGAAAATCCGAAGACGCATGGTGCGGTGAGCTGCCAGATTGGGTCACCGCATTGGTCGCGGCCTGTGATGCCACGTCTCAAAACAAGGTCGCCAAGCAAATGGGGTACAGCAGCGCTGTGATCAGCCTTGTGTTGAACAACACCTACACCGGCGACATGGACAAAATTGAGAAGAACGTGCGCGATTTTTTCATGTCCGGTGTGGACTGCCCTGCCCTTGGCAAGATCACGGCGGACCAATGCCTTGCATGGCGCAACGCAGGCAAAGAGCCGAACCCATCATCGCCGCATAAATCGCGCATGTTTCGCGCCTGTCGCATATGTCCACGCAGTGGAAAACACGGACCAGAAGGTGTCAGCAAATGAGCCTGCACAGCCCAAACCGTTTTACCGAAGACGAAATGCTGGACCTCGCGGCGAAAGCCGTCGGCAAGATCGACGCGCGCGGCAGGCGTGGCACCGAGCAGCTCACCTATGACGAAATCGAAGCCATGGCACTGACACTTGTGTGTCTTGGCCTGAAACCCATTCCCTACACTGGAGAGACACAATGACACCCGCAGCATTTGAACATAAGGCCGTCCCAGACGGCATCACTGTCGTAAATGGCCAAGACTATATGGCTGATGCAAAGGGCAAACTCGTCCCTGTTGCGCTAATCAAGCCTGAGACCAAACTAGAAGATCAAACAGTGCGCAAGATCATCGACTTCGCCAGCGCCTTGAGTGGTCAGGTGGCGCGGTTCAAAGGCCACACATTCGAAGACCTTTCCATTCTCGAAGGCCTTTTGGCGGAAAAGTATGGCCGCACCAAAGGCGGTTCCAGAGGCAACAAAACCTTCATGTCCCATGACGGCTTGTTCAAGGTGCAAATCCAAGTCGCCGATCACATCGACTTTGGCCCGCAATTGCAGATTGCAAAAGAGCTGGTCGATGAATGCCTCAATGAATGGTCCGCAGACAGCCGCCCAGAAATCCAAGCGCTGGTGACGCGGGCCTTCAACACCGACAAAGCGGGGCAGATCAACCGCTCTGAGGTATTCATGCTCTTGCGTTTGGACATCACCGATGCGCGTTGGGAACAGGCCATGCAAGCCATTCGCGATGCGATGCGGGTGGTTGGCTCAACCACTTACGTGCGCTGCTATGAGCGTGACGCATTCGACGGGCCATGGCGCGCCATCACCATTGATCTGGCAAAGGCGTGAGGTTGAAAATTCAATGAAATTTAACGGAAAAACAAGAGAACAAATCGAAACCGAACGACGGGCCGGCATTCAATGCTTTGCACTCTTTCCACGCAAAATGCGGACAGGTCATTGGCTTTGGTTTGAGCGCTACTGGAGAGTTTGGGTGCCAACACATTCTGGCAATGGATACTGGAGTGAGGCCCAAACTCTGCATGAAGCTACTCCGAAATATCCTGTCGGCCCACGCGTTAAACCAAAACATTGAAGGAACCGTTATGGCAAACCGTAAACTCCAACAGACCATCCATGTCGGCTGCCGAGAACTTGGCATCGACAGCGACACTCGCCGCGACCTGCAATTGGTGGCAACAGGCAAGGCGTCGATGTCGGATATGACAGACGCCGAGCTGCAAAAGGTCGTGGATGCCCTCAAAGCGCGCGGGTTTAAAACGGGGTTTAAAGGCCGCAAAAAAGGCACGTTTAAACCCGCCCCGCGCGCCGATTTGCGCCTGGTCCATGTGCTGTGGAAATTGCTTGGCGACGCCAGTGTCTTGGACCGTCCTGATCGCAGCGGTTTAAACGCCTTTGTGCGCGCTCAATTTGGCGACAAATGGCAATCCGTGCCCATAGATATCGATGCGCTCACCGATGCAAGCCAGATCAACGCCGTGATCCGCGCGCTCAAATCCATGTGCAAACGTCATGGTATACAAACGCAATGAGCCAAAAGCCCGTCCCTAAAACACCTGTGCAAATAGCACCCTTTGTCACCGTTTTAGGCGTTGATGGAGCGGTGGAGTTTTTGCTGGAATTTGGCGGGGCTGAATTGCAATTTTCGCGCAACCCACGAGAGACATCACAGCTCGCAAAGCTGGTTGGCATTGAAAACGCACGCGCCTTGGGCGATTTGGCCAGCGGGCTGCCTGCGCGCATTCCCTTACAAAAAAGGTGGCTGGCCAAAGTGATGCACGCAAAGGGCTTGTCTATCGCTCAAATTGCCCGCAAACTGCGCACACAAGACAAGACCGTCCGCGCCTACCTCAAGGATACCGGATACGGCCCTACAGTTGAAGAACGCCAACAAAGCTCTGACGGCATCCAGCTCAAATTGTTCTAACCAACCACGTTCTCGCACGCTTGCCCCCGCCCACCTTGGCGGGGTTTTTTATGGCCTTTTGCCGTTCATTTTAGCCTCAAACATGGGGCAGCGCCCCACAGCATTTGGGGCCATTCATGCACATCAAAGATCATCGACTAACAGGCGCAAAGTTCTTGCCAGCACATTTCACAGGCGGGGAAATCACCCCTGAACTTGTAATCTTGCATGACACCGCTGGTCGTTTGGACAAAGGCAACTCAGCCACCTATCTGGCCTCTGAGAATGTCGCACGCGCCAGCGTGCATTTCGTGATCGAGATTGACGGCAGCATCACGCAAAGCGTGGCTACAAATCGCGAAGCCAACCATGCAGGGCGCTCAAGTTTTCAGGGGCGCGACTGGTGCAACGGCTTTTCCATTGGCATTGAGCTGGTCAATCCGGGGCGCATGACCAAGGCTGGCAAATACGGCGTCACTTGGTTTGGCAAGAAATTCGATTTTAGCCTGTGTGATCTCGTAGAGATGACCACAGACGCGCATGGCGCTGGCGTTTGGATGCCATATGCCGAGGCGCAAATGGACGCGCTGATCTCACTGTTAGAGACGCTGTTTCGCGACATCAAAACCCTCAAAGACATCACCACACATTGGTATGTCAGCCCCGGTCGCAAAGTGGACACCAATCCGCTATTTCCGCTTGAAGATGTGCGCGCGCGCATCCTTGGCCCGATTGATCCGGCAGATACCATCGCCGATGAGGCCTCAAAGCCAAACACCAACGACATGGTCGAAATCGACACACGCGGCGGTGCGCTCAACATGCGCCGCTGGCCTTCTTTTGAGAACAACATTTTGACCGCCATTCCTGACGGCACCGTCGTGCCTGTCTTGCGCACAGGCGCATTCGCTGGCCGCGATTGGCACTGCGTTTTCTATGACGGCACCGAGGGCTGGATTGTCGCCAGCTACGCCGCCCCCACCATCATTTCCAACCGCTAAACCAACCTCACAGAAAGGGTTCTCATGAACTTCCTACTCGACCAAGTATTTGCACAACTCATCCCCATCATTTTGACGGCACTCTCGGCCATTTTGACCACAGTTTTGGTGCGTGGCTCAGGGATCATCAAAGAGCGTTGGGGCATTGAGATCGAAGCCCGGCACCGCGAAGCGCTGCATTCTGCTTTGATGTCAGGCATTCGGGCCGCCCTTGAGCGGGGCGATGATCGAACGGCAGCCATCACATCTGCGATTAGCCATGCAACCCAAAGTGTTCCGGACGCGATTTCAGCGCTCAATCCATCGGCGGGGGTTCTGCAATCTATTGCCGAGGCCAAGCTGCGCGAGGTGGTGGCACAAGCCACATCACTGGCTGGCGAGACATTCACGTCGTCGCGCGCCCAAGGTTAAACGCCGCCTAAACACAGACAGCGATGCTCACATTCATGGGCATCGCTTCACTACAAAATCCATAGAAAGACGCACGCATGACATTGGTCGACCTCATTTCTCACGCGAATTCCATCGTTGGGTTTGCCATTCTTTTGGTGACCACCGCCGCAGGTTTGGTGGTTTGGATACGCAAAAGCATGAAGGCCGTGGCGACCGAAGTCAGCAAAGCGGTTTTGGCCAGCATGGCTGCCATGGGTGTTCGCATCGATGTGGTTGAGGCCGCCAACACAGATCAAACCAAAAAGCTCGAAAGTGTCGAGCGTGCCGTGGCCAATCTCGGTGCCCGCATGCAGACCGCAGAGACCACCATCAGCGCCCTGCCAACCAGCAAAGACATCCATGAATTGGCTTTGGGTATGACGCGGATTGAGGGCGACATCGGCAAACTTGATGAGCGGCTCAAGCCCATTGGGGCCATCGCCACACGCCTGCAAGAATTTCAACTGGAAAACGGAGCGCAAAAATGACCACCAGCATGGCACAATTGATGCGCGAACAAGCGCGTTTGATCATTCTAAAAGCACTTCTGAGCCAAAACGATGAGCGGCTCAACAGTGATCTGTTGGTCTATGAACTGGCATCCTTTGGCATCAGCAAAGACCGCGCTTGGGTGCATGGCGAGCTGGATTATCTCGAAGACATGGGGGCCATCGTTGTCAAAAGCATTGGGTCGGTCAAAGTGGCCGAGCTGGCCCAACACGGTCACCGCCACTTGATGCGCCAAATCACCATTGAGGGCGTCCAGCGCCCCACACGGCCCGGTGCCTGATATGGCCAAAGCAAGCAAACCCAAAGGTCCCAAAGGTCGTGGTCGTCTGTCCTTGATCGACCAAATGCCTAACGAGTGCGATGCCATTATCACATGGGCCGCATCCGAGTTGTCAGATCGCGAAAAATCGCAAACTGATATCTATGCCGAATTTGTTCAGCGCTGCGAAGAACTCAAAGCCGCGTATGGCGGTGAACTTGACTTTGAAATCCCCAGCTTCTCTTCATTTAATCGCTACTCGATGAAGCTGGCCAAAATGACCCGACGCATGGACGAAACCCGCCAGATCGTGAAATCCTTATCCAGTGGGTATGACGTCAAAGATAGTGATGCACTGACAGTTATGGCGGCAGAGACGCTAAAAACGTTGGTTCTACAAATATCGACGATGGCTGATCCTGAAGATGTGAGACCTCAAGACCTGATGCATATTGCGTCTGCCTTCCGTCAATCTGTGCAAGCACAATCCATGTCCAGCGCCCGTCGCCAAAAGGTCGAAGAGTTTGAAGCCAAAGCGGGCAAGGCTGTTGAAGCCGTCGCAAAAGCACGCGGCCTGACAAAGGAAACCAGTGACGCGATCCTAGAAGAATTCTTGGGCGTCAAACTATGAGCGCCGCCATCCATAAGTTTGGAGACGCGTGATGCCTGACGG